TCGATGCCCTGCTCCGTGGTCGCCCGCATGACAGCCGTGCCTGCATCCGTCGGAACCGCGTAGTGGCCCGGCAGGATCTCGATAGCGTCGCGCTGCCAGAATGGGTTGATCGGGGCTGCGACCGTGTTGAGGAACACGATGGCCGCGGTCGCCGACGGGGTGTTGACCACGCAGTTCTTGTACTGCGCTTCGGCCGTCGAACCACCCTGGTTCGAGATGATCGGCGGGCTGATGGTCATCGTCGTCCCCGAGTCCACACTGATGACACGGAACGTCTTCAGCTGACCGGTATCGCCCTTGGTGATGTGGTGCACCGCGTTGATGCCTGCGATCGTGAACGCATCGCCAGCCGCTACGTTGGTCGTGGACGAGATGGTGACACGCTGGAAGCGGTTGTCGACGTTGTTCTTCTCGCCCGTCGCCGCGACGGACGTCGCCTTCGGGACCCAGAAGTTGGCACCAGCCACAAGGGTGTTGATGGTGAGACCACCGCCACCGGCAGCTGCGGCCTGACGGTTCGCGTAGTCCAGCTTGTAAGTGTCGAACGACGCGATCATGCCTACATAGGCTTTCTCGTACGCCGTCTGCACCTTGCCCTGGACCGTCTGGCGACCAGCCAGGTTCGACGCCATGCCGTTGTAGTCACGCGTGCTGAGCGCCAGGCACCGATCGAACATCGGGATGCCTTGCTCGTTGAAGATTGCTTCGGCAGCAGCGACGTCGTCGAAGCCGGTGGCAGCAGCCGTGCGCTTCACGAACAGTGTGCCCTGCTGGGCGGCGATGTTCATGACGGCGACGTTGATGTCCGATGCCAGCTTCTGCTTGGCAGCTTCGCCGAGGCGATTCTCCTGCAGCGCGTCACGCAGCTCCTTGGCGTCCATGATCCACGGCGAGGACTTGCTGAAGCCGAGGGTCGCGGGCACTGAGAGCTGAGTCTGGTTCTGAAAGTTGCCGGTCTGGTCCATGCCGTCGAACGACTGCGCGATGTACGGCTGCGGACGCCAGATGACATCACCTGAGCGCTCCATTTCCGACGAATCGGTCTGGTACTTGGCGACGTTGCGGGAGAGGACGAGGGCGTCGTCGAACCCTTCGATCAGGTTCTCGAACGCAACGCGTTCCTCTTTGCTGAATGAATTGGCCATTGAAATTCTCCGAGTTGGTTACTGGGTAGCTGCCGCGCGCTTCTGGCGACGATACTGGTTGACTTTGGTGTAGTCACCAGTCTTCTCAGCCTCAGCGCGCAACCGCTCGAGTTGCGAATCCACGACCCCGGACTTCGGGGCCGAGCCTGTCACCACCTTTTCAGGCGGCGGTGGAGCCCTACGGGTTGTCATCTTGAGATCCTTTTCCAGTTTTGCGACCGCGAAGGCGAACTTCACGGGGTCGGTGATAGCCTTCAGCTCGTTGAGCTTGGCCGGGTTCTTGCCGAGGGCATAGATAACCAACGCGGCGTTGTCAGCGCCCGACACCACGATGCCTTGCCGCACCTGGCTGAGTGCCTCCGTTGCCGTTGCCTCGGCTTCAGCGAAGTCTTTGACCTTCAGCTTGCCTTTGGCGTCGTTGTATTCACTGAGTTTGAGGTTCCAAGCATCCTGCACCTTCTTCTCAGCAGCCTGACGATCCGTCTGCTCCTGATCATACTTGCGCTTCTGCTCGTTCCATTCGTTCAGTCGAACCTCGAACTTGGTGGAGTCGTAGTCGATATCAGGGTCGGCCATCGTCGGCTTTGGACCCAAGGTCGCTGTCTCAGCTGCCTTGGTTCGTTCTTCCTGCGACCGCTCCAACTCTCGAATGCGACGTGCCTGCTCGCGGTTCGTCTTCCTCAGCTCCCGGACCCACTCAGGGGCCTTAGCGATCTCCTCCTCTTCTTTCGATGGGGCGGCGTCCCCGATGGTGACGACGACGACCTCGTCTTCTTCAGTGGCTGTCTGATTGTCAGTCGGCGTCTCACCGTCCTGCTTCTCAGTGCTGGTCTTGTCCTCAGCACCTTTTACAGCTTCCAAAGCAGTCGCCGCCTGGGCTTGCGCCTCGGCGTCGACCACGACTTCAGTCTTCGTCTCTTCTGCCGTTTCTGTGCTCATCTCTTTGACTCCCGTCTCAACTCGCCCTATTACTCGGTGGGCGGCTTACCGTTTACCGATCAATGCTGGATATGCTCAGCATTGATCAAAGTTCATTGTGTGACTGGCGAACCTTCGAGGCTCGGTGGTGTGACGTGCGGGCCCAGCGCCTGGATCGCCTTGATAGCGACGTGCGCGTCAGCGGTGCCGATCTCCTTGAGGATCTGCAGTGTTTGTGCACGGCTCTTGTCAGCATCGGCCTGGCTCTTGATCGTGTCAGCCTGGGCCTTGGCACCGTCGGCCAAGGCTTGCTGCGCCGCAGCTTGCAGATACTGATCTTGAGCCGATGGTTGTGCATTCGCCTGCTCCTGCTTGAGCTCAAGGGCTTCTTGGTCATTCGGCTTGATGACCTCCATTCGGATGAGCTTACGGCGGAAGTACTTCCGCACGTCGGCGATGCCCTCACCCTCCATATTCATCATCGCCATGGCGCCAAGCACCTGCTTGGTCTCAGGATCATCAGTGAGCTCAGCCATGCCGACGAGGGCCCTGACCGTCGAGGCACGCTTCGTGCTGCTGGATGGGCCCACGTCCACCACGACCTTGAGCTTCGCTTGGCTCAAGTCGTTCTCATACTTGATACCGCCTTTCTGGGGATCGATCGACGGTTTCATGAGCTCGACCTTGCTTACCTCACCAGCCGTGCCGACCGCCATCATGACGCGGCCTTCCTCTACCAAGATGTCCTTGGCCATTGATAGCCAGATCTCACCGCAGCGCTTCACAGCCTTGGCCATGTTCGACAGGTAGATGAAGGTCTGCATGTCGACGCGGTTGGCGAACGTGTTGAAGGTATCGGTCGAGATATTCTTCGGCACCTCTTCAGCCCCAGCTTGCACGCCAAGGAGGTCTTTCATGTCCTCTTCGGTCTGCTGCGTAAGGACCGCGAGAGCTGGTGGGATGGGCGGTGACTTCGTGTAAGCCGTAGGTCCAATTACCTGCTCGTTGCCGTCCTTGTCAGTGATCGGATTCAGCAAGAGGTACGGGTAGTTCTTGACGTTGTCGTCGGCCCACATCTGTTGGTGGCCAGCGATTTGCTCAGGAGACACGATGGGCTTCTCAACTGAGCTCAAGGCACTGATCTCACCCAGCTTCGAGAGCTGCATGTTCTTGAGGCGCTGCGCATCCTTGGCAAGACGCACGTGGCCCATGCATCTCTCGACGTTGTCGACGAACCAGCGCTTGCCGTAGACCGGTACCACTGGGATGCAGTCGCCTGCGATGAGGCCCATGTCTTCCAAGATCTTACCACCACTCATCAGGTACTTGTGCACTCGGCGGCGACGGATCTTCTTGGTGCGCTCTAGCTTGGCGCCACGCGCCAATAGCTCTTCCTCCTTGGTCGGCACCTTGCCCTGATCATCATCGTCTGCTTCCCTGGCATCAGCCTCGAGCTCCTCGTCGGTGTAGCGCTCCTCAGACCCGTCCAGTAGCTTGTAGATGTGGACGTCTTCGCGCTTCTCCTCGATCTCGTAGTACTCAGCGATGTAGACCACGTCAGGGGTGGCCCAGTCGAACTGGCCGATTGCGATGAGCTTAGGCCAAGAAGACGGGTCGTCGTCGTACTCAGTGATGTAGTCAGTCCGTGCTTTGGACGAGATCACCCAGCAGCGCTTGGCGTCAGACTTGTCCTGCTTCTTGGCATCAAGGTCAAAGAACACCGACGTATCGGCGTCGTAGATGGGCTCGAAGCAGATGCGCTGCTTCTCGTTGTCAGGATCGAGCTCATCCTCGTACTTGGTCCTGAGGCGCCACGCACCAAAACCGCCGCCAACGGCTTCCTCGAAGGCGTTGTCGTAGGCTTCCTCAGCCCCAGAGTCCTGCTCATCGGCCCGGTACAGGCCGTCGCAGGTATCAGCCAACGGATCCTCGTTGATGCCGTCAGCCGACAGAAAGTCGACCGTGATCCGGTTGTTGCGGTACTCGTTGATGATTCGAATGACTGCCAGGTGGACCTTGTTGAACTCGAACTTGGGCTTGTTCTCGAACTGGTCGTTGAGCGGACCTTCCCACTGGGCACCAGCGATCGAGTAGAACCGACGATCGTTCAGGCACTGCTTGCGCTCGTCGCGCAACGCTGCTTGGACACGGTTGTATTCGCGCATGGCGCGCTCATGCACATTCTTCAACCGCTCTTCTTTCGTCTGGGCCATTGGTTCCTACCTGTTGAAGTGATTCACGGTTGGGATCGGTGCCACGGTCTTGGTGCCTGGCTTTTGAGCCACGACAGCAGGGAAGAGCTCAGCCAACACCCAGATCCACGCATCAGCGCGGTTGGGTGAACCAGAGCCTACGTAGCCCGTGGTCGTCATGCCGCAGAGCTCGTCTTCCAGCTTCGAGTGGATACCGACGTGGCGCACCTTGCCTTGCTCATAGAGGGCAGAGAAGGGCTCAGCGCGTACGCACTTGCCGCGTGATGCCGTAACCTTTCTGAAGTTGATGCGCATCGACTCAACAGCCGCTGCTGATTGGATAGTGGCGCGGACCATGTCGCCACCAAAATTGGTCTCACCTACAACGACATCGCCGTGATGGCGCCCATATGCAGTCACGGCGACGCGCCCCCAAGTTGCCGGCCCCGCTTTCAGCGAAACATCTTCCATGAGGTAAGCTCGACCATCGGTCCCAAGAGCGCCGACAACGACACCGATTTCGTCGTTGTCTGCATTGTCCGCATCACCAGACCCTGAGGGGTCAACACCAACCACAACCCGCACGAAGTCAGGCAAAGTGCCATCCAGCACCCGCCAACGATCAATGATCGCTTCGTCGAACAAAGCACCAGGCGCCGCCTCGCCAAACTCACCGTCTTTGAAGCGACGCTGCTTGCGAGCTGAGAGCTGCGACAGAATCCGCATGTAATCACTGGAGAGGTTTTCCTGATTATCAATGGGATTCATCTGGAAGCAGGCGTAGTCGTTGGGATCAGCTAACGACAGCTTCGTCTCAGGCGACACCTTCTGCTTGAAGACCCTGAAGGTCCAGTGCGCCTTGGTAGGAGGGTTGCAGTCATAGAAGGCGCGCAGCTTCAAGAGGGTTGGCGCCATGCCCTTGACTACCTGCATCACCTTCATGGCGAGACGCGTCATCACCGTCTCGACTGAGTCCCACGTGATCTGCGAGCACTCATTCAGGTAGATGGTCACGTACTCCTTGCCAAGGATGCGCTCCAAGCGTTCTCCATCATCAAGACCAGCGAACCAGATCTCAGATCCATTTGGCAGCGTTACGTACCAGTCAGACTTCGACAGGTTGTACTTGACCTGCGGGAAGCACTTCCGCATCACGTTCGGAAACGTGTCAAGAATGATCGATGACTTGAGGTGGTTGAACCGAAAACGGCAGATCAGGTGACGCGAGCCTGGCGCCTTGATGGCACGTGCCACGATGTTCCTGACGATCAAGAAGGTCTTGCCAGACCTAGACCCACCAAACAGCATGACGTGGGTAGCGTCACTCGTGCAGACGTCCTGCGCTTCCTCCTGCTTGGCCGTGAAGCGAAAGCCCGTGGTCTGCGCCACAGCTTGTGCCACGGCGTTCACTCAGTCACCTGCGTGAACTTGTAAGGCGGCTTCCAGATGTCAGGGTTTCGCTTTACCGCAGCCTCGAGGAGCCGCACCAAGTCGCGTTGAATCTCCTCGTACGACCTGACGTGAGGTGTCATCACGACATTCACGTTGGCATGCACATGCCTCGGCGGTTGGTTGCAGCGGCGCTTCATTGATGCCTCGCTTTACCAAGATACTGGTGGTCGGGCGGCAGCGGGATCTTCAAGTCCACAGTGGCGGAGACACAATGGTGCCGATGATGCCGGTGGTGCCGCCCGACCATGGCTGAAACGAGGTTCACCCAGTCACAGATGTGCTCTTCCGGGTACCGCTCAGGCACCTCGACGACGGCGCCCTCTGTGTTGCAGTACCGGCAATCATATTGCACTGGGACCGTGGGCTCACTCACAGCTTTGAGTCCTTCTGGGTGAGCTCGACACTCATGGCAGCACCGTCCAGGCCCGTCATCTCAGTGCGTTGCAGCTTAGGGTGCACGAACTCCAATGAGTTGATGAGCAGCTGAGTTGCCTTCTCAGGGCTACGCTTCGCGGTGCGACGAATCCAATCCTCAAGCTCAGGTGTCAATGCCTCAGCAAGCAACTGCAATGTGCGCTTGACATCAGTGGTGACTTTGTTGGGTGTGCCCTTGGCTCGGCCTGAGCCTGGTGGACGTGGTGTACCCTTCACAAAGCCCCGCACGCCTTTTGGCATGTGATGCAGTCCTGTGCCGTAATGGCGTAGTCGCGATGGCAGCGGACTGTAGTCCCACACCTACAGCATGTAAACCTCACA